GGTGGCCCGTCGGCTGTACACCGCATGAACCGTTTGGCTATCCAAAGCGGCGGCCACGCTTTCAGCTATGGTGGCGACGCTGGACAAACCGCTTTCGCTGACGGTGGTATTTTAGGCGACGCTTGGGGTTGGATCACAGACAAGACCGGTAAGGCTTGGAACTGGACCAAGGACAAGGCGAAGTCAATCGGCCATGCGTTTATGCACCCACTCGAAACTATTGAGAAACTAGTGCTCGCCCCCACCCGTAAACTGTTGGGTAAGGTGACTTCCGGCGCGGTTGGCGACATGGTTAAGGCTATGCCGCCCATGTGGTTTGACCGCCTAAAGGCAATTTTTAAGGGTGAAACTGAAAAGATTGGCGGCGGTGACCTTGTTAACACGGCGCGTAAAGCTATTGGTACTCCCTATGTGTGGGGTGGCGTGAACGTGCCCGGCGGTGTGGACTGTTCCGGCCTTATCGTGTGGGCTTTGCGTCAAATGGGTAAGAATGTCCCCCGCCACACGGCGTCGTCTTTCCAAGCTAATTCTTCCCCGATTGGTTCCCCGGCCCCGGGTGACCTTGCGTTCTGGGGTGGCGCGCCCGGTATTGGTGGCGCGCATCACGTCGCGGTTGTGTCTGGCCCTGGCCGTATCATTGAGGCACCCACCTTTGGTATTCCCGTACGTGAAACCAGTGTTTACGGTGCGGTAAACTATGGCCACTTCAAATATGACCAAGGCGGTTGGCTGAGGCCCGGCGTTACGACTGTAGTCAACAAGACTGGGAAGCCTGAGCCGGTGTTCACATCCAACCAGTGGCAGACACTCAAAAACAAGGGTGTTGATAGGGCGTCACTGGTTGAGGCCCTCAACGGCTTGTCGGTGACTCTCAACGTTGGCGGTAAGGACATGGACGCCTACCTAGACGTGAGGGAAGCCCCCACTAATGCCGCCGTATCAAAACGCAAGATTAATG